ACGAGGCCGAAAAGGACAACCCGCACATGAAACGGATGGCGGAACAGTTCAAGCTGTTCAACCTCCAACTGACCTATCCGGCAGACGGACCCGACTGCGTGGAGGGGGGAAACAGAATTATAGACCGCAAGGCCAGACAGTCGGAAAAGCCCGTCATTGTCACAAGGAAAAGCACGCGGTCACAAAACAAGTACAGAGTGTAAACTTCAATACCTANTGGAGATATGTGAGGACCGCGCCGTCGCCGAGATGCGCTGCTACCTTTCCAGACGTTACGACTGTGACAAAATATTCACGGCAACCGGTGACAAACGCAACCAGCTTGTCCTGATGATGGCCATCGACATAGCCGTGTACCACATCTTCTGCATACATAACCCGAGGAACCTGTCACCGCTGCGGAAGGAACGCCACGAAAGGGCGGTCGAATGGCTGAAAGCCGTGGCGGCCGAGGAGATATCGGTGGACGGCCTGCCCCTGCTGTCCGAAGAGACGAGGACGGCAAAATCAAATTTCCTTATCAAAAGCAACCGTAAACGTGTAAACCATTGGTAATATGAGCAAAAGAAAGAAAGGGGCCGGAAAGATAACCCAAAGCGGGAACCTGCCGAGGCCCGGGCAGAAAGGACCCGCAACCATCATACTGACACAGCCCAGAAGGTTCGGTATAGACATAGCGGACTACATGCTCGCGGTAAGGGCTTTCGAGAATGTGGACTACTCCAGACGCTTCAGGCTGTACGACCTGTTCAGCGACATACTCATGGACACGCACCTGACAAGTGTCATAGAGAAACGGAAGAATGCCGCACTGGCATCTTCCATAGAATTCCGCAGGAACGGGAAACCGGACGAGAAGGTGAACAAGCAGATCAGGTCCCCATGGTTCCGGAAGTTCATAGGGGACATCCTGGACGCCAAATTCTGGGGGTTCTCACTCGTGCAGTTCTACCGAAAGGGGGAATGGGTGAACTACGACCTGATACCGCGCAAACACGTCGATCCCGTGCGCAGGCTCATACTGCGGCACCAGACGGACACCACCGGGACGTCCTGGGACGAGTACCCGGACCTGTTGTTCATCGGTTCACCCGACGATCCCGGGCTGCTGGTGAAAGCAGCTATCTGGGTGATATACAAACGTAACGACGTGGCGGACTGGGCACAGTTCGCGGAAGTGTTCGGAGCGCCCATCAGGGAGTACACGTATCCCACGGATGACGACGAGGCACGGCAGAGGGCGCTGAACGATGCGGACAGCACCGGAAGCCTGTCGGTTTTCGTGCACGCGGAGGATACGGTGCTCAAGCTCGTGGAAGCCGCGAACAAGACAGGGAGCGCGGACCTCTACGACAAGCTCTGCGAGCGCTGCAACAACGAAATCTCAAAGCTGTTCCTCGGAAACACGCTCACCACCGAAGCCTCCGACAAGGGCACACAGGCACTGGGAACCGTACACAAGGATGTGGAGGAGAAAGTGACGCTCTCCGACAGGCAGGACATCCTCGACGTGCTCAACTATGACATGGCCGACATATTCGCAATGCTCGGAATAGACACCACAGGCGGGGAGTTCTGCTATCCGGAAAAGAAGCTTATCGAACCGGAGAAAAAGATGTCCATCCTCACACAACTGCGCACGAACTTCAACCTGCCGGTGGGTGACGACTATCTCTACGAGGAATTCGGGATCGAGAAACCGGCAAACTATGACGAACTGAAGAAACGCCAGGAGGAGAAAGCGGCGGAAATCGAGGCGGCGAAGGCCCGAGAGACTGAAAAGACGGAAGAGGATAAACCGGATCCGGAAGAAGAACCGGAACTGGAAAAGCACGGTAAAGGAACACCCAAAGAAAAGAAAAATGCCCTTAAAAACGCGTACAACTGGCTGAAACGTTTTTTCGGGAAAGCCCCGGGGAGAGACGGGGCAGCTTTAGAATGGTGATGAACGACCTCTACAGAATGGAGGACAAACAGGTGGAAACTTTATTCTCGTTCGATGAAGAGGTACTGAAGAAAGCCCTGAAGAACATCTATAGTAAAGACTTCCACCCCCTGACGGAAATCGAGGAGAACCTGTTCGAAGCCACATGGAAAACAATAAACGAGGCAGCGGACAAGGGGTTTGGGACACGAAAGCCCGACGATCCGGATTATGACTTCTACCGGGAAATCCGAATGAACAACGCCGTGTTCGCAGCTTTCAAGGTACACAGGGCACAGAACGACATGGCAGCGCTGCTGCTGGACAAAAACGGAAGTTTAAAGCCGTTTGAACAGTGGGTAAAGGAAGCCATGCCCATAGCCGACCATCAGATGGTCCATTGGCTGCGTACAGAATACGACACGGCCGTCATACGGGCACACCAGGCCGCGGACTGGAGGCAGTTCGAAAGGGAAAAGGACGTATTGCCGAATCTCAAATGGATGCCTTCCACATCCATACATCCGGGAAGCGACCACAGGATTTTCTGGGGGACCATACGTCCAATAGATGATCCGTTCTGGAACGTGCACAGGCCCGGGGACAGATGGAACTGCAAGTGCACGCTCTCATCAACGGATGAAGCGCCGACAGCGGTACCGGACGAAAACGGGCAGAACAAGGCACATGACGGTCTGG